TGCCTTTCAAGTCTTCAAAGCTTACTTGTGCCACATCTTCGCCGACCCACCATTTGAATACGTCTGAGCCTGTCTTCCAAGACGTGGGCTTGCCTAGCTCTATTCTTCGTTTGACCATTTTGTCAAACGCTCGTATATATGCTTGCTTGTACTTCGGGTACCGTTGAAACTCTGCATGCTGATGTCTTGCCGCAATAGGGCAGCCGATGCAGCCTACACGATTAAATCCACAGCTATATAGCGGATTAATTTCGCAACCGTAGTGATGAAGAAAATCCCATACATCATTGTCATCCCAATCCACTATCGGGTTTATCATCGTTTTCTGCTTTGCATAGCAGTGTTCGACCAAACGTCTGGCATTGTCGTTATCATTGTTCAAGATGATACCGCCTTTTGGTGAAACATGATATTCAGCGCCTATCTTGTCCGCAAATTTTTGCGTATGCTTTGGCTTGTTGAGCACTTGAACGATACCTGAATTGTTTTTGCGATTAGAACTTTCAGCCCAGCGAACACCTGTTATCAGCACCTTGCCGTTGCCCGAACGTTCTTTGAGTTCATCGCAACAGTATCTCACAAGGCGTGTTGGCGGCATCAGCCTTTTAACGATCAGGTTCCACATTGTAATGTGATTACCATCATTATCGTAGGCTTTTTCTATGCGAATGTCGGGCTGCGATTTTATGTAT